TTCACAACGTAATTCTTCAATGATGTAGGTATCATAAAGCAAAGCACCTTTGCTGTCGTCTGGTTCAGAAGTACCAAACCACACACCGTCCTCGCTTGTTTTTCCTGCATTGGTATTGTGCTTGTGGGAAGCCCAATCAGAAGCAGTAGAGAATTGTCCGTTATCATCAGTTACAACAACATGACTTTCGCCCGTCGTCTTGCTTGTGATCCTAAACGGAACATCTGCAAGACGCTTGTGCGAACCTGCACCAATTTTTACGCCCTCAATATCGCCACGTTTAATCTGGTTATAGATAGAGTGGGCTTCGTCAGTCAAATCAACGATTTTTCCATTCTCTGTGATTTCAAAATCAATCGGCTTTGCACCGTCAGTCAAATATCCCTCTGGCGGTTTTTGTTCAGACAATCTGTATTTTCCGTAAGGTAATAGGTCAGCAGAAGTAGAAGCGATACCCTCAATGTCGGTATGGATTGTCTTTAACACTTCATTTTTCTTGTATAACTTGCTCTCAACTAAGACGGCATTCTCATTTAAGGAAATGATTTCAAAGGCGGTATTTTTCAAAGTCGCACCGCCTTGAGCTTTCGTGTCTTTGGTTTCTAAATCTCGTTTCTGGATTTTTACACCGCCACGAATGACTTTATCAGAAACATGGTATTGATTGCTTCCAGACAATACGGCAAGGTCGCCGTCCTCTGTAATCTGTGTCAGATACATTTCTTTTATCTGTTCTTCGCTACCGTCTGCCTGCATATATGCACCCTCTAATAAGTAACCAGACGGACTTTTTGTTTCTTCGACGGTTAGTGTTCCTAAAGGAAGCACGTTTTTACCGTCCTGCATATAGAAGCTGTCTCCAGATACTTTATAAGCGTTAGCTAAACGGGTAATGTAATGGATAGCTCCGTCGCTGTCTTTTTCAGCGATAGTCTTTGTTACCCATGTTCTTGTAGGCTGTGCTGGAAGATTGTTCTTGTTGTAATATCCAGCGTAGAAGTTCCATGTAAACTCTGCTCCCTCTAAAGAAGCGTTTCCCTGCGGATTGGATTTCTGTGTTTCCATGTCAATCTTGAATAGCTCAATCAAGGTATCTGTTACCTTTGGAGTATCAGATACTTTTAAAGTCGCTGTTTTTCCAGCTTCCACAGATAAAGAGTATACTGTTTTATCAATTTTAAATCCTGCTGGTGCAGAAAGTTCCTTGATATATACTGTAGTGGCTCTTACTTCAACAGCTTCTGTATTTCCGCTGGTATCAGTCGTAAGGGTGGCAAGCTGTTTCGTGCAGTCTTTATCAGAATACACACCGTATGTTGCACCAACGATTGAATAAATCCCGTTGCCGTCTGTAATATTGGCATTGGTGGAAGTCTTTTGAAGTTTGGCATTTCCGACAGCTAACTTCGCCCAGAATTGCCCTAACTCTTGACCCTCGCCAGAATAGATATATCCGCCACAGTCATAACGCCCTTTGTTTTCTTTCACAAAGGCTTTTGCTCCTGCGAATACTTCATCTTGTACGGCTTTTGGGATTTCATCATAGGAAGCTCGCACATTATCGCATTGCCAGTCAAGCTGAACACTTAATCTCTGCCAGACAACAAGCTGTCTTAATAGGTAGGCGTGTTTACTGCTTATTCCGCTGTGGCTGTCTGTGTACTGTTTCACATATTCAATAGATAAGGCAACGTCGCTTATCCGGTCGGCACTCATGCGTGAGCTTGCGTCTGTTCTGGTCTTATAGCCGTTTTTAAACGCTGTGTTGATGTCAATACAATAAGCGTCCTTGCCCTCAACGGTTAAATGTCCCTCATTAAAGGTAGAACTGATAGAACCGTCATTCATTACTTGTTCTACGATACCGACACGCTCTTTACTTTCCGTCCAATACTGTGTATTAGACGCATGAACCGTTGAACTCGGTAAAGCGGTAACGACAGTTGCAAAGGCAAGAAAGCCTGTACACAATCGTTTTAATATCTTTTTCATAATTCTAAATGCTCCTTTCATTTTGGTAGTAAAATAGCCGTCCACTAGGAACGGCTAGAAATAGAAAAGGACCGCTGATATTGTGCGTTCCGTAGTCTATGAAGTATTCAATTTTTCTTGTTTCAATACTGATGTGCTGTACCGTATCTTTGCATATCTGGGAAATAGGACGTATCAAGGCTCATTCAATCGTAGTAAATTAGTAGTATTTTGATGTGTTTAGCTCCTTGATAATGCCGATAGATACAGCGTTTTAGCGGATAATCAAATTTTTAGTGTGTTTTTTTCAATAAAAAGGCTACTCTCTAGTGCGGAGAGTAGCTAGTCTTTCATATGGGCTATACATACAAAGGAACTTTAAACCTTTACATTACATCTTAACAGATGAGAAACCTGTTTTTTCATCTATATAAATTCTGAATGCTCTTTTTCCATAATCCCGCGCATAATATGTTACACCGTCACGAGTAAAAGAAGCTCTTAGTATATACATGAGGTAACCTCCTTTTCAAAAATTGCTTGCAAAGGTTAAGTTACGATGTTACAATAAAACTGTAGATAGAATTGCAATAGCCTATCATAACTCATGCTGGGCAAGCAATGCTGAACTAAGTTGGTAGCTTAGTTCTTTTTATAATTCCGCAATTGAAGCCTTGCGGTCTTATAGGACACTTTACATTTTTTCATAACTTGAGTTATATTCATATCTTTGGTGAGATGATATGGTATTAATAGCTCACTCGCAAATACATCCGCTTGCCATTCAGGAAGGCAGTTATTGTTTACTTTTTTACCTTCTAATTTGGTGAATACGATGTTTTCTTTTCTATGATATAGATAATGAAGAATTTCATGGCAAGCGGTAATTCTATCACGTCCTATATCTTTTTTTACACCATCATATATATCTTCACGCAATACAATAGTGTGATCTTCAGGAAATGTTTCTCCTAATTTTTTTCCATCTCATCTTTTTTCTTTACTTCAAATAAGTAATTTTCATCCAATTCATAAAGTAGATATTCTATGATAGGAAGTACTGGAAAATAAAGAGTATTTTCTAGTCCGAAAATTTTTCTAAAGTCATAAGCTAGTTTCCGTATTTCCTTTCTTGTAAGCGAGCGAGCTAAGCAATCCATAAATTATCAATCCTCCTTTTCTTTAAAGATGCTCAAAATATCTGCAATTTGCTCGTTGTCTAGATTTTTTAATTCTCTAGCGAAAGATATGGCCAATGTTTTTCTTTCTTGTGATTCATCGCCAATATCGATTTTGATAGTTTTTTTACTCATTTCATAGGCTCTCTTTAAAGCTTCTGCGCTTTCTTTATCCAAACCATATTTTGAGATTATGATTTCTACCCAAGCCTTAGGAGTTTCTCTTTTACCTGTTTCTACAGCTGAAAGATATGAAACAGTTACGCCTAATTTTTCTGCCATATCCCCTAGATATTCATTATTGCATAATCTGATTTTTCTAAGTTCCAGACCAAATTCAGTCGTTTTTGCTCCTCTCCTCATGTTTTTCCTCCTTGCCGCTCTTATTCGGCGTTCTCCTTAACACGTTTATATTTTACCATAATTTGTAAAATCATTCAACACTTTTTGTTTATTGATTTTACTTTTTTTGTTATTTGAAAACAGTAAAAAGTCCCTACCTCTCAGTCAAGAGAAGTAGGGTTATTTCATATATTAGACTTCACGCAGTGGACCAGCATACAGCCAGATTTTACGACCTCCGACATTTGCCTGCACTGAATTTGTAGGTTTATCCACCGCAAGCACCTTAAATTTCTTGTCACATTTCCAGTAATCACCTACGCTGAAAACTTGTGACTTTGTTTTCTTACCGTTCTTATCACATTTGGTAAGTGGTCCCGCCTGAATGGAGTTACCGCCGTTCCCGGTCATCTCCTCGCACCAGATGCTATCCATGTTGGCCAATACCTGGTCTACGCTATGCACTCCTGGAATGACGAAGTATTCTCCTTTATGCAAAATCTGATCAGGCTGTCCCGGTTTCGCAGGCTTGGAAGGTTTCTTATGTTCTGCAGGTTCGTTCCCTGGCTTCTGCTCTGTGCTGTTTGCTTTCAGTTGGAAGCCTTCTGCAATGCCGTCTACAATGCCCTGTGCGATGGATTCCTTATTTGCCTGATATTCGGCCATATCAGCCTTATTGTCAATGAAGCACGTCTCTAACAAGGCGGAGCTGATGCCTAAACACTTGCATGTATAAATCACCAGCCAGTTTGTCACCTTGACACCGGAGCCACCACGCTTCACGAAATGCTTTCCCAGCTTGTTCATGATTGCCTGCTCAACATCGGTATACTGCTCACTGTCTGTCACAAAGATTTCTGTTCCGTGTCCAGATCCATTGAATGCATTGAAATGTACTTCCAGCACATAATCGTACTTTCCGATTTTGAATGTACCGTTCTGTACATCATAGAAAGCGCTGCGGTTTTCATTGTACACATCCACAGTTGCATATTTTCTCAGTTCTGGAGCAATCAGGTTGACTAACTCTCTGGTGAGGTTAGCTTCTTTGTATCCACATCCGGAAGCTCCTGGATCACCTGCGCCGTGTCCTGCAATAAGTAATATTTTCATTATTCTTCGTCCTCGCTTTCTTTGTTAATAAGTTTGTCGGCAACAGCTAAGCCGTTGCTCAAAACTTTTGGTACGTTGAATCCCGCTTCAACGAAGTTTTCACAGATGGAGCGTGCTTCATTCACAATCAAGCTTGCCAGTACGAACCATCCAAGCAGTGTTGTAATCTGCAAGTCTACACCGATTATCTCACCAATTTCGATCAAGCCCGTTGCAACCATAAATGCAAACGTGATCATGATCCAGTATCCAATCTTTTTAAGTACTCCTTGCCAACCCTTTACTGAATTTTCTTTTTTCATGATTCTTGACTTCATCCAACCTGTTACCCAGTCTGCAATATTAAGTGCAAGGAACAAAGCAAACAGATACCAGTGTTCTCCGAATATCACGCTGATAACTGCTATAACAGTGCCCACAAATGCGTTGTAGTTGTCTGTGATTGTTTGTGCCATATGTTTCATATACCTCATCTCTTTCCGCCATTCTTGGCAATATGTAGGGCGTTTTACACTCTTATACTACTTCGTTAATTCTTCGTGACCTATCTCAACCAGAATTTTTTTCACTCCGGCTTCTAGCGCTTTGGGGACATCAGCAAAATCAAGCTTTCCATCTAAGATACGATATACCAGAAAATTTGCCATTATGCTTTACCTCCTACCGCCATCAGTATTAAATCTTGAACCGCCTGTGCGGTTACTTCTTGTTCAAATTTCAATTCTTTTAATTGGCTTTCTGCAGTTTCTTTATATAAAGACAAGAAAGCAACTTCTCCATAATCAGCTGCTTTTACAACTTCCCCATCACCGCCATATTCAACTGGCGATACCTCATAATGCAAATCTAATGATACGTAGCTGTCTAAAACCACATATCCATCACAGACAGTTAGTGTTTCACCTGTTGCGGTTTCTACACATAATGTCTCAACATTTTCCTTTTTTGAGAATTCAGAATGAATCTCTTTTAGTGATCTATCAGCAATGAAAGCAAGTTTCACATGATTATTTCCGACATTGAATCCGTCTGTGATCAGCTGATATCTACTGCCATTTTTCAGTTTAATAAATTCCATATCTTAATGCTCCTTTCATTGGATAGTAGACTTGCCCGTCACATAGGTAAGATGCACATTTATTCCTGTATCGCTTGCTAGCTTTTCAAGAGGGGAAAACAAAATAGTTCCATCCTGTTTAATATTTATCTTTGCGATAATTTTTGTACTACCTACGATTTCATAGAAATTTAGATCTACTGTTGGGCGAAAAGCTTCCGGAATCATCGACGGCGTAGCTATCGTAGTCTCTCCGTTCGCTGCCAATTCCTTTTGCATATAACCAGCACACTTTAAATAAACAACTTGCCCACTTCTATACATATTGGCCGGAGGAAGATATACCGAATTAGTTAATTGAACAGTATTTCTGTTTAATTCGGTTTTTATATCATCGAATTTCTTTTTACAATATCCGGCACTAGGTACTTTTGCATTGGATGTTGAATCCGTCGTAACGATATCGCTAGGTGTTAATGCGTCAGGTATTGCATAAGGTAAACTATTCCAAGGTGTTACTCCATCCCCCATTTTCATTTTAACGATTCCCTTTCCAACACCTGCATTCGGTATTTCATAACCGATTTCGCGTTCTTTCAAAACCATATTTGATTGTTCCCATTGTGCCTTTGTTCCAGCACGTGGTCTTATTGTATAAAATGGCATTTCTCATTCTCCTCTCTTTAAATCGGATATCCACCGTTTACATCAATGTCTTCTTCGCTCGCTTGTGTGAACGGGTCACCGCCGTCCATATCGAATGTTTCAAGTTGCAGTGCTGATATAGCATCATAACATTGTGCCACTGCATTTTTTACATCCTTTTGAGATTCGTTAGTTTGGTCTATCAAATCATCTAATTTCTCTTTGCTTTTTTCAAAATAAGGATCAACAGTACTCGTATACCATGACTTCATAGCACTTAATACTTCTCTTTGCCAATATTCTTCCGGTGGAGAAACTGCAGCCTTGATACTGTTGGATGTATCTACTTGTAGAGCTAATATGTTAGATGTAATAACGATTTTATTTTCGTCAATCGCTGCCAAAGACAAATATACATCGCCTTCGTTTTCAAACACCCCATCAGGCAACAAAATGTATGTCCCATCATCCTTTTCCTGTAGAGGGCATACGATCGGCATATCTGATTTCCAACTAGTACAGTAACCAGATACCACCATTCCTTTAAACGGATTTGATTCCGATGCATCCTTGATAAGCTTGATAAAAAGATTAGCTGAATGTTGATAACCTACAAGACTGTTTCCATCAAGCATTATCTCTCTACCAATTTGTTTAATTTGTGTTACTACTATATCCATTTAATCGCCTCCTACCGTTAGATATCATAATTCATATCAATAAACTTACCTTTCGTTTTCATAGTCACACCTAAAATAGAGTTTATACGGATATGATTGTCTTCATTAAGGTTTAAGAATATATCATCCTTGGTTATAGAAATCGATGGTCTTGATAACAAGTCGGTATTGTTGTCGAAAATACCAATTCTTATCAGATCTTCACTCATCGTGATTGCTGTATCTCCATTTTCTCCGAGCGTTATTTGACTGAACATCCCTACTTCATGGCTTAAATGTAAATTGCGACCGATATAAGCATCATAATTTGTTGTAAGATTTCCTTTAAATGTTCCCGATTCCACCGTTACGTTGCGCATTGTCGCATCTGCGCACTTCATGGTGCCATCTTCCATAACTGAGAAGTTATCGCCTATCATGATCCGGATACCTCTTAATGTTCCGGCTGTTATGAAATCAGCATTGAACTTCCCATCGATCGTCCATGCAGAATTATATGGTCCCTGCCATCCATTCTGACTGAAGGCTATACCTCCTAGATTCATCCTAATGCAATACTTCGCATTCTCTTTCGGTAATGCATCCAAAATATAGATCTCATTCTGTGTCTGGTAGATATATCCTTTCTCTGCCCATGCATTTATCAGCTTCGTTGCCATCTCCTGCGCCTGTTGCAGCACTGATCCTTTCAGTTTTTCACCATCGTTGCCAAGAATGGATATTGCATCATTCACCTTTCCTGTTATGGTTTGCGGTTCTGAAGACAATGTGATTTTGTTCTTCTCTGGTGAATCATGATACCTCTGCAGCTTGATCACCTTTTCAATGATCTCAGTGTGCCCGTCAATAATGACGTGTGCAATATCATACAGCCCCATCTTCAGGAAGCTGTACCTATCATCTGTTTCCGCAAGGTCATTGACCGTGACCTCAAAGGATAATACCGGATATGCCTGTTCCTTCAACTTCTTTTTCGCATCAGCAAGTAGGTTCTCCGGAATCGTATATCGTTCATCCTTCCATACAATCCAGATCGGATGCACCTTGCCTGCATATGCATTATCTTCAACGTAGGTCTTCCCTCCATTTATGGATGCAAAATTGACATAGCTGCCATCCTCGTTCTGCTTTCCATATGCGGTGATCCTGGTGGCAAAATCTTTTGAATTGCCTTTCATCGTAACGCTTTCCAGATTCAACTGTGGAGTGATGTAGATTCCTTTATCTACGACCTGTTCAGGGTCTTTCACAAAGATCTGTTTATCAAGTGTTCGGATCTCATATGTAACACTGAATATCTCCTGACATTTGAATAACACTTCATAATCAGACGCATCTTCCATCTCTAGGGTCCTTCGATAATCCCGTATACCTGCGTTTAAGATAGACCAGCCAGACGGTTTGATCGCTTCCAGAATCTCTGATAAGCTCTTAGTCTGGAATTTAGCCATATCCTTCGTGTTGAGATAAGGCTCGTTTTGATGCCAGTCATCCATATCCAGGCTGCAGGTTATCGTGCATGCTGTCTTCCGTTTGTTGATATCTTTGATCAGATAGCGGTTCTCTTCATTTCTGACTGGTGTTTCATTAGCGATATACCGGTACATTTCATCACTGGGCGAAATGTCAAAGCATAAAGTCTGGGTACCATCATATTCATATGCTGTATAGTAATTCTGCCGATTGGTAATCGGTAACCAACCTTCCTTTGTGTAAATTTCAAGCATCTTGTCCCTCCTATACGAAAATCGGTGTATATTTCAATACGACTTTTACAGACGTACTACTCATACTGATATTTTGACCTCCCGGATCCAATGTAGGAAAGCTGTTCTGTTTCAGCGTACAATCCGGATATTTATTCGGCTCTGTATCTGTATAAACTTTTTTCAATTCACCATCGAAATAGACCGTTCTGTTTGCATACAGCTTCCGGATGGTATGCCCGTCAATAGTGAAGGAATCCATAGCTGCCATTGGCGTTATTTCATACACACATTCTGTTTGCCAATTACCTGCGACAACGATATGGTTTTCCGCCTTACTAAGTAACAACTGGCGTCTGCTTCCTTCCTGTATGACGGACAACGGGATCGTCACCCTGTACCAGCCCTGCCAGTATTCGTCTACGGGTTGGCTCAGTTTGGATAGATAGCACCGATATTTGAATCCATCTTCGATGTCGATCATGTTCTCTTCATGGTTCAATAGCTCTGCCAGAAAATCAGATATATCCTTCTTGCTGCGAAACTCAGCTACCAGTTGCATACTCTTCGGCGTCAGCACTCTTTTGCCAAGAACAGGACGCAGGGAGCGTTCAGGCTGAAAGACCTCACACTCTACTGCATAGGGCTGATATGTGAAGGAATTTACTCTCATATGGAATCGTTCCATCCGCTTGTTGTTTATTCGCATGTCACACCCTCCTATCTAAGCTCTGCAAGCTCAACACCCATTTCAGGTGCAAGCCAATGCGCAACTTCTGCGCCATTATCCAATACGAATCTAAATTCATTAACACCATTACGTACTAGCTGCATGGTCTTTGGGAATGCATTCACGACACTCTGCTGCTGTGTAATCTTGGCATTCGTTTCTAAAGGTACACCGATATCATTCACGCTGGCGTTCACTTGTTTCTTCAATTCCGCATTCATACCGTCTACCTCTTTCAGGATGTCCTTCGTCGATTTCGGCATGGCCATTTCAAAGCCCACAGCAATGCCTGGTGGCAGCCATTTACCGATCATATCTCGCATTAATTTTGATGGCGAACCTATATCGAAGAAATCCAACATACCATTTAGAATTCCATCACAGAATCCGCTGATCTTATCCAGGATCCAATCCTTTACGTTTTTGATTCCTTCCCATAGGCCTTTAACAAGGTTTATACCAATATCCACCATCTTACCAGGCAGTTCCTTTGCTTTCTGGACCACGGACTCCACGAGCTGCTTTGCGGCGTTGATACCAGTGTTCCATAAATTAGAACCCCAGTCCCTTACTTTAGACACTGCATTTGTGAGCCATGTCCAAATCTTTCCTGGCAGAGACCTAAACCAATCGACAACGCTATCAATTGTTTTTGATACCCAATCTCTTGCACTGGTATATATATTGCTTCCCCAGGTCTTGACTTTCTCCCATGCGCTCTTCAACCATTCCCATATCTTTCCTGGTAATGACTTGAACCATTCTACTACCGAGTTTATGAATGCCGGAATATCTTCAGTAACGAAGTTCTTCAGATCGATGCCCCACTGGATGAAATGACCAATGATCTGTCCGACCATATAACCAATGTTATACGGTAATTGATTGAACCAGTCGATCACACTCTGGATCCACGCCGGAATCGTTTCTGTGAAGAAAGCTATGACGCTGTTCCATGCATCTTGAAACCATTGAACGATGCTGTCACACAGCTCCTGCAGGCTTGTCTTGAAATCTTCCCATGCCTGAGGTATCGTCACGGTAAAAAACTCGACAATACTGTCCACTGCACCTGAACACCATTCAACGATGCCGTTCCACAGGTCTATCCAGAACTGCCGGAATTCCTCAGAGGTATTCCAGAAATATACGAAGGCAGCCACTACTGCAGCTATAGCTGCAACGATCAATGTGACAGGGCCACCAGCGGCAGCAACCAATGCACTGCCTAGACCCTTGATACCGCCTTTTGCGCCTATAGCACCTGCAGCAAGTTTAGAGAATGCTCCGCTTCCAGAACCAAGTTTGATAAAAACAGTATTCATCAAACTATTACCATTGCTCATTAGATCAAAGAACCCAGAAATAGACTTGCTCGCTCTGCTCACTGTATTTGTGATCTTCCAAGCAGCGAACGCACTCCCCACGCTGATTACGACCGGTAGCAGCTTCTTGATCAATGAGATCAACTCTGGAAGATGCTCTGCCGCATAATTCAAACCCTTTTCCATGACCTTTCCAACATCGGCGATCATTTCCTTCAAGGTTGGCAGACCGTTACTCTGCAGCACTTCGTCAATCGACTCTATGATTGCTACCATCCCTCGTGTGATAGCAGCCTTCATATTATCAAAAGTTCCCTTCCAGGAAGCGCCTGCCTCTTTGGCAGCACCATCAATGGCCGCAAACTTGTCAGTTCCTTTTTCCATCGCATCCTGCAGGACGTTCAAAAACTCTTCTGATGAGATGCTGCCATCTGATAGTGCTTCACGTACATCAGAGAAGCTCCTGCCAGTCGCATCCGCAAACAGCTGCACTGCAGGGATACCGGCATCCGTCAACCGGTCCAACTGATCTCCCTGAACCTTCCCCTGTGCGACCATCTTTGCGATCGCATCTGTTACATTGGCGTATGTCTCGTTCGTACCATCTCCATAGAATGCAACTGCATCTGCCCAGGTCTTCACCTGCCCTGTTGCCTTGTCCATCGACATACCGGATGTTACGAACTTCTGACAGCTCTGTGCTGCTACATCAAGTCCGTATGCAGTACCTGTTACGGTATCCTTGATCTTGGCCAGTGCCTGTTCTGCAATCTTGGAAGAGCCTGTCATCGTCGTCATGGTCCGTGTGAACTGTTCCATCGTATCAATGCGATCCATCGCACTTCCGATGGATGATTTCATGGCGTTGAAGCCTGCAGAGACAGCCTTGGTGATTCCGACTGCACTCAGAAGGCTTTTCAGCTGCGTACCGAAAGATTTCGTTTTCCCCTCCATCGACTTCAGGCGTGATTCATAGTCTTTATCATTAAGATCTACCTCAATGATGATGGAGCCATCACTGTTCCCTAACAATCCGCATCACCGCCCTTCAGTCCTGACAGGATCTCTGCCTCCAGTTCCTCCTGCGACCTATCTTGTGCCTTTTCCTTTGGAAGCGCATAAAACTTTTTCAATTCCGTATAACGCTGTTTCTGTTCCTTATCCAGTTTGGAGATATCCGCAGTACGATAACCTACCACCTGGATGAACTTCGTCTGATCTGTAAGTCCCTTAAATAGACTTTTGAATTCCCACCAGTGCAGCTCTGCGGCAAGCAGATCGATGCCATACTGCTGGCGGAATGCAGCTACGATGAGGTCCATATCATAGTCAAAACGATATCCGATTTCACCTTGCTTGCCAGAGGTCTTCCGTATCGGTTTATCTAGCCTGTAGAAAGAAAAAAGAGCCTGTATCAGCTCTTCTGAAATATCATCAGGCATGTTCATGACTCCTCGTATCATGAAATACAATTTATAATCCATTTCGATTCCTGCATCGACCATGATATTCTCAAATTTCATCCAAGTACGGAAATCTGTATCTATCGTATAGTCTCTGTTATCTGCTCTTACGGTTCTTGGCAGGTCGTCTCTTGTTAGCCACATTCTTCATACCGTACTTTCCATCCGCATATTCCATCTGCTTTGTGAACCGCTCCATGCTATTGACGATCCCCTGTACTGCCTGAAGCTCCTTTTCTGCGGACTGCTGACGCTTTTTCATCTGCTCTGTCGTAGCAGCTTCCTCCAGACGTTCTTTCAGTGCTTCTGCAAGCTGCAGGATAACATAATAAGGCTTTAAGTCATCCTTATGGAAGATCTTACGATATGCACCAGCACCCAACAGTCCGTCAATAGTATTTCGGCAGTCATTGATGAAGTTTTCCGTTACAAGTCGGTTCCCACGATATTTATCCATGAACTCGCTGATTGTCTGATGCAATGTGATATCATCCGCATCCATTTCGAAGTGTAGTCCTGCGATATCTAGTGGGATGATGTTTTCCTGTAATGTAATCTTCATCTGTTATGCCCCCACTCCATCTGCTTTGAAGGTACCGGTCTTGTAATCATACACGCCCTCTGTGAATGTTCCATCTGCAACATTGTATTTACCATGCAAGCTGTCACCCTTTTGTGCAAACGTTCCTTCCAGTGCGATCTTACCGCCACCCTCACCGGAACCTGGATTGGATGGCTGGATCTCATACTCGGATTTATGTGCTGCAAATTCCCCTGCAGACCCTTCGATCGGCGCCCATGTTTCTACTTCATAGGCCGTAAACATCTCTCCGATCAGCTTTTTCTTACCTACCTCATACACATGCATGACAAAGGCGTTATCCGGAATCAATTCTCCCGAATACGATACTGACGGTGCATATCCTGTCATATTGGAATGCTGGTTCTTTTCATTGATATACTGTCCGTCATCTGTATTCGGTGATGCGTCCTCTGTCCAGTCCGTGATACCGGTTCCGGCAAGGACCGGCTTCTCGATACCATCCCATATAGCATAGTTCAGATTCTCATGTCGATTGACGACAGTACTTTTTGGTGTAAATGCCATTACTCAAACGCTCCTTTCTTTTCATATACTAATTTGTAGGCTGCCACGAAGGTAGCCGTCTTTTCTTTTTCTCCGGTATCATCGACCGGTGTTGATGTCATTTCCAGACTGATCGGCTTCGCATCCGTAAGAGTAAGATTCGGAAACCCCTCTCTTGTCTCTCGGGCAAATGTCGCAGCCAAGTCATTCAATGGCTTCGTGATGTCCAGATTATGTCTGGTATCCTTAACAGACGCCTGCATGCTTACCGTAAACGAAAACTCTGCCTTATATCCACCGGTGATATACTGCTGAAGGATCGGGACATCGTTCATACGTTTGAAACAGATTGCCGTTTCTTTGGAGTTTGGGAAATACTCCAGATACCATCCCTTTGTGTTTAGGATCCGGATATTACTGATGTATCCCATGAACAGATCTTCTACGATCTGCCTGACATCCTCCAGTGCTACATTAGCCATGTTTGAACCATCCTTTCGTTAATTTCACCCATTTCCCTTTGTTTTTGCTTTTGGAACGGATATACCATTCAGGGCCAGCAAGCGGATGCGTCTTACCATACTTCAATGCCTTGCTCGTAGTCTCTTTGACTTCTCCAAGTCTTGCCCATGCTCTGCGAGAGTGTATTCCTACCATGACCAGCCCTTTATATAAAAATCTAGCATATGGACCATTCCATACGACCTTATCTTTATAGCGGCTCTGATTTGTGATTGCAGACTGAGAAAGGTTTCCTTCCTGCATTGGCACATATGGTGTCGTATCCTTGATGACCTGACTGATGAGCTTCTTTTTACATTTTGTTAGCTTCATCCGGTCTTTCAGCATACGCTTGTTTCCATCGAACTGGACCTTTACCTTGACACTCATTTCCCTGTTATCTCTACTCTGATCGGCTTCGTACCATCGAGAAATATCTCATTCACACCTGTGATGGTGTATTCATCATCACGGAAATTCAGCGTATCGTTGGTGTTGATAAAGAAGTCTGTTCCATATTGCAGTACACGGTCATTTTCATCATAGGCAGTGTAATCACCAAGCTCTACATACACGATGATCTTGTCATCAGTTGTGATCCCGCGCTTTGACTGCTGCATACCGTAGCTTGGGTCTGCTTTCACATGCAGTATTGTGATGACCTGTTCAGCTGCCACTCCGTTATCATCCTCAGGAAGCTGCTTGAGCAGCTGTACTGTATGCGGTCGGAATCTTCTCGGTAGCACCATCACCAGTTCCACCCCAGTTTGAGCAGACCGTTGCGACGAAGTTCCGCCATGATCACAGACTTAGCAAGCGGAGAAAATGGGATCCCTTTATAGGACTGCCCACCGTTTTCCATCTGAAATGTATAGCCGCTTGACTGTACCTGCTTCAGATCCAGGTCAGATGCACCGTTCACCGCTGCTGCACCGCCATTTTGATCGATATAATCGACTTCAAAGCACAATGCTTTATCAAAGTTCCCATAACCATCTAATGTGTCCTGCAGTTGATCCGTCCTCACGCGGTCATCTATATACATCTTTAAGACTGCTTCAGCTTTTGGAAGCAATGCATTGAACTCCGCTTCCCCGATTGTCCCCTTGTAATCATCTCTATAATACTGATAATCCACTTCAACACCTCCTTAAAGAGAAAGGAGAGGATTCCCTCTCCTACTGGTTCTTGATCAATGCAACATCCTTCGTTACTGCAGTCTTTGCTACGACTACAGTATCGTTGACCGTGATGTGGTCTTTCTTCGTGATCTTCACAGGATAAGTCCCTTCACGTAAATTAAATTCCACAGTACCATCAGCACCTGTCATCAGTTTAGCGCCGTTCACATCGACGCGTGCTTTCTCTACCAGATTAGCATCTTCACCGCTGCCATCCTTGACAGTGAAAGTCACCTTTTGCGCCGTATACGGCGTTGCAGGCTCCAGGTAAGCGAATGCGCAGCCGGTACGATTCTCATCAAGACGGGTTGCTGCGTTCGGCAATGCCCAGCCCATACGGAATACGACACGAAGCGCGATCATGTCCTGCTGTGCAAGGTTATATACGATCTCCTTGGTGACCGGATCCTGAATAACACCCTGGTCGAGGATCTTTACTGTGATATCCTGACGGATCGCATATACCGCCTGTTTGAAGTCACCGGCTACCAGCTGTGCGATGTTTTTGTCATAGCTGCCATTTGTAGGGAAATACATCGGTGCTCCATCTAATGCATACTGTGTAGAACCCTGCATATCGCTCTTGAAGATCAATGTCCCATCGGTAGCACGAAGGCCGCGCAGCTTAGCACGCATGCCTAGCGCAGACAGACAGCCGCTTACCATGTAACCGTCCTCTTCTACCTTGGAGAATACACCGCCTTCACCCAGCAGCTTGTCATACAGATCCTTGTCACCTGTATCAGCGACATTGTTCCCTGCCTGGCGGGCCAGTGTGATGATATCAGACTGCCATTCAGCCGGACGGTTATATCCGAAGATGGTAGCGGAATCGACACACTGTCCGATTGCCTCATTGACACGTGGTGTGATCTCACCCATGATATCAAATTCTGCATCATCAAGAACTGCTTCCGGAATCGGTACGATAACGGCCAGCTCACCTGCTGTCAGATACACGTTGTCCCATGCCTGACGGGTCGTCTGTTTCATACCGGTATCACCATTCACCCAGTATGCGGTCGGTAAAAAGTCCAGAACACGGATGCGTGTCTGTTTGCTCGTCATGTTCGGCAGCTTACGTGCCATCCCCATGAATACGGACTGCTTCGGTGCGTCCTGAAAAATTGTCGATACGACCTGCTCTCTGATGAGAGCTTCCGCATCCTGTCGGTTTGTAATATTTACTGGCATAACTTACTCCTTTCCAAACAGCGATCTAAACGCTGCGTTTGCCTGATCTTTCTGATCAGCTGTATTCTGATTCGGTCCATCCGATCTTGATACCACAAAAGGCGCTGCTTTTCCAAAATATGATGGATAGCTTTCCTTTGCTGTTTTCACAAGGTTGTCGATATCCTTGATCTCCTGCTTATCGTCCAACTCCAGCTTATCGACACCACCAAGCTTATACAGGACATAATCCTTATCACGGCAGCCTTCAAGCTTGCTGAAGAATTTTTCCTTTTTGGTATTGTCATCCTTTTCCTTCTGCAGACCTTCATATTTTCCTTTGTAGTCATCACGCTCAGATTCGATGGAAGCGAAATCACGTTTCTCCAATTCACTTTTCTCTTTTTCCAGGTCCTTAACTTTTTGATTCTTGACATTATAGTCAGAACGCAAAACATACTCTTTGCCTACTGCTTGCTTCAGCTTCGTCTCTTGTTCTTCTGTAAGGGTGATGCCAAAATCTTTGATCAAATCTAATAGTTCCATTGTTCAATCTCCTTTTTCTCGGGTCGGTTCCCGCATGATCTATGCATTTTAGTCTCTTGCAATCGAGTGTGAACAGTTTAGACGACATGCTCAGGTCAGAGTATATGCGATCCGAAATAGGGCAGCTTCCGTTTCGGTGGATCATTCATATAGCTGAGACGTTCTTCTGTCTTGCGGCCACAAAAAATGCAGGTATCATATTCCCGTATGACCCTGCATCCTTTATCATAATAGATACGCTGCTTCGTGTTATATGCATGTTTACACATTATCTCACCCTCTTCCAGGTATTAAAAAAGCACCCGCTATGAGTGCTAATCTTCATCGTATAATAATTCCGGTAAATCTGTGTCCTCTATTTCTACTTTCTCATATTGAAATCCATGATCACCCTTTACTGGTATAGTGTGTAGTAAAGTCCCGGTCCATACAGCTTCCGGAATACCTTGCGGGAAGGCAGAACATATAGGCTTCATATTTCCCATTTCTTTGAAATGTTTACAATCCATGCAAATTGCACATGTTACACAAGAGACATGATAATCGCTATGCCTTACACCTTTTTTATCTGTCCAAATCATTCCGCATCCTCCTCAAACGAATAAAGCAATCCGTATTTCTTTGCAAGACGGTTCATAACATTATTCTGTACAACTCTATCCATTCTATTTTTATCGTCTTTCCAGTCTGGATATTTATTTTTATATGCCTTAAGATATTTCAAATAGAGCTGCTCATGCTCCTTCTGAAACACCTTGAAATCAGGAAGCTGAGTGATTTTATCATTATTACGAAGAACATAAGAACCTTTATTGATAGCAGCACGCAGTTCTTGTAGCTCCCAATCCTTCAACATATAGATGTCATGTGGAGAGAATGTCGTATTTTGAGGATGATTATGTGTTACTATCGCCCCTTTCATTTTATTCAATTCCTCTATAGTGAATTCAACTTCGTGTTTTTCTCCATCTTTTTTGAAGATGACATTTCCCTTTTGATCGTATGCTATCGCTGATTCAAATTGATTTTTAGATATTGCTGATTCATCTTCCCTTATCTTCATTTTAACACTTTTATCATCAGTTGCATAAAATTCTTTTAGCTTCGTACTCCGCTGCAATCTTACATCCTCGATCATCTCTCTAGCGTAATTCCGCTTCATATCCGGATGTGCTTTCAGGAAGTCTGCCTGACGTTTCTGCCATTCACTGACTTTCCTTGCTTCTCTGGTGTTGTCCACGCCACCAGCCTTATTTACAGCCTGCCTGCGCTTCCATTCACGGATCTTCCTCTCGTTATAACGCTGTTCCTGATCTAGCTCGTACTGCTTTGCGTTGGCTTCCTCATCATAGTGTTCAAAGGATAATTCACCATCGAAATTCGGAAAGAAGTTATGCCGACAATTCCACCCGCATAGTCCGGCACCGGTTCCGTATCCGGTAGCTTCATAAAAATTCTGCAGACCGTCAACTGGTGTTTTCCGCCAGAACAGCATCCCCTGCCATTTCGCATGTTCCGGTCTTGCTCCCATATGGGAAGTCGTTTCCACCAGATTGCAATCCATCTCATCCAGGTTCTGCTCCTGGCATCTGGCCGCGGTCTGATTGACACCTGTCCGCAATGCATTGCGTATGGCACTATCAGCTCTTCTATGTGCGCCGGTTGGATAATCTATCCATCGGATTCCGTTCTTTCCTAGATCGTTGACTGCTGTTTTCACTGCATCTGCGAAGGAAAACGCTCCGGAGGATACAGAAAGATATGCCTGATCCAAAGCGTGCTCAAATGCCATGTTAGCTGCAGATGCCATCGAATTGCAGATGTTACGTATTTCTGTATTCGTAGAGCGGATACCATTCAGAATAGCTTGTGTCAGATCTGGATGCGGAGGTTCTATCCCTGCTGCTTTAGCCATATCATTATCTTTCTGCACAGACCGATAAGAGGAATCGTGTATGATCTCCTTCACTTTCGTATCTGTGATGTTCAGAACTTCCGATATCGCCTGTTCTATCTCGGACATCGAAACACCGAGCTCCTCCAGTTTATGCATCTGATATTCAGCTGTACTGGTCATCATGTAATCATTCTGTGAGATCCTTCTAGCAATGTCTTTCAGCATACGTGTTTCCAGTTCGTCGAAATACTCAGCGATCCCCTCCGGTACATCCCTCAGATATCTAGGATTGAGCATTATTCATCACCGGGAAAGTCGATACCCTGCGATTCTTCAGCAGCCAGTTCAGCTTTCGCCTGCTTTTCCGTCAGCCCCTGCCACTTCACCTTGTATTTCCATCTCGGCATCAACCCCTCACGTACCTCCTGCATGTCCTGAAGACGTTCCTTCTCAGCATCGACCACGATACTGTCATCCCAGTCAAACGATACATCAAAGCTACCGTAAGGGCACAGATTATAGATACTGCAATAGAAATCTATCGCATCGATCAGGTCTGTCAAGGCATCCTGTAGTGCCATCTGTGTATCAGACACCAGAGTATAGGACCTCTGCTTGCTGCTTTTGATCTCTTCTGCAGTCTTGTCCACATTCTGCGGATCACTGATCGTACCATAAGCAAGGCTGCAGTTAAACTCGATGAGCTTCAGCTGCGCATTGAAGCCTTTGAACAGTGGATCAGAGCGTATGTCCGGACTGAAAGTATCCATCAACGGTTTATCTCTTGCCCCAGTATCGAATGTTAATGGGCGATAAAGTCTGTCTTTCCCATGTGGATACAGTTTCTTACTCTTATCGTTCGGGTCATCCTGCAGCATGCTTTCTCCGATATGGACAGCAGCTTCCTTTGCTTCATACTCCCAGCTGATCTGACTATAGCGTATGTCTGCTTCACGGATCAGATCGACTGCACGAGAATATACTGAGCATCCAAGTGGACTGTCTGTATCATCAGCGTTGGCCAATGGTACCTTAAAATAACCGAAGGGTACTTTCGCAACACCGGAGAATATCACTTCATATTCCAGCCGCGACCATTCCTGAACACTTTGAACCGGTATCTCCGTCCCAAGCGTTGCATCAGTCGTACTACGGTATGCGTGATTCGTGATACGCAGCTTGTCACCTTTCAATTCATGATCTTCCAGCCTGGTGAAAATCGACTGGCCTTTCCGCATCTGTTCTGCGAACACGCACCTTATGATATTTCCCGAATCGTCAAACGATACCGGAAAGAATGCGTCAGCCTGGATAAATTGGATACTGATCCCCTGTTCCGTCACATACGGCTTGAATACCAGTCCGCCCTTTGCACATCCGTATTCAACGTACCTCCGGATGTCCTTCAGCATCTTTGCATAGGGCTTCTGTAGATATTCCGCTCTAGGACCTCCGGATATCTCTGATTTCAATTCCAGAGTGACCAGCCTTGCAATCTCGGAAGCGATGGCTGCGGGCAGGTTGCAGCTCTTCACATTTCTATTCAACCAGAAGGCTTTGTTTTGGAACATCTTAGACCAAAGCTCTATCTGTGTAGCCATCTTCATAGTTAGAGCCATATCTACCTGCGTTTCTGAAGTCTTGTTCAGTTCTTTTGCAATAAGGCTCATCATCCTTGTGAAATTCATTCCATCACCTCCTACTCATACCGGATGAACTTCTTGATATACCGTTCGATCGTATATTCAAATGCATCCAGGGTATCGATATCGCTGGTCCCATCATCCAGCCGCTCATCCACTGTGATCTCCTTAGGATTCCAGATAGCGGTGCACAATGCAGATACCAGTGTGTCACACATCTCCGGCATATAAGAAAAGCGCATCTGCGCCATCATCCTATTGGTGAGGCGGATACGCTCCGTTATTACTTCTTTCAATGCGTCGTCGATACGTAGCCAGCCGAGTCCGTTCTTTCTAGCTGCACTTTTCAGTCCATTGATCAGTGTCTGTTCTGCGCTGTCACAATAGGCATGTGTGATATTACCATACATGTTCAGTACCTTCAGGCAGAAGTCAATGAAAAGCTGCCCCAACTTGTCCGGGTCGATATCTTTCTTGCTGCAATCATGCCATTCCGAAGCCAGCGGAATGATCTCCTGATATCCTCTGGTAATGCCAGTCGCAACGAACGCATGACCGGAACCGTTGCCTCCGAAGTCCACACCGATGATGATCTCCATGAGGTTCTTCGGTTTTTCCTTACGCTTGAACCGGTTCTCACCTGTTTCAGCTTCAGATAGTACGGCATCAGCGAATGCACGATAGATAAGTCCCTCCGCGATCATACGCTTTCCAAGGATATCACGTTGGTACCAGATGCTGTTCTTATCATACTGTGCCATGATCTCCTGAAAACGTTCTTTTGTTACAGTTACGTTGTCGAATATCGTGAAGTGCTGATAGTTGTAGCCACCGATCAGCGTACCTTCTTCTTCCTGTTTCGCATATTTGTCGATGTAGTCTGTATAGATCTTAGCCTTTGGGTTGTCTGGATTGAGGTCCCAGAATATCTTACGCTTGTCAGCAGCCAGCTGCCGGTTGAATGCCTCACGGATCGTATTCTCATGATGCAGGTTGATCTCAGTTGCGATCCACATGCCATATGAGTTTCCACGTATCTTCTTAAAGCTGTCTGCCTTGGCCGCACCGGCAAAGATCACGATACGTTGTCTATATCCTGTTGCGGGTCCTTTGATATACAGACAGTCATTGTCCTTGTATTTCCCCCAGTGCGATTGTCCGCGGAAGATGTATTCCAAGCCGAAGCCATTGGCGTCACCGATATTCAGTTTCGCGTTGGCTACTGTAGAACCAGTGGCCAGATGGATGCGGTCTTTCGTGAAGCGCAGTTCATGAGCGAACGCATATACGTTATCGACAGTCTTACCGGCACGTACAGCACCTTCAGCTACATTGATCGTACACTGAGCACACTTCCGGATGTAGTCGATATGCTTTTGGCCGAATCTATACTGTATCGTTTTTTTCTTTGTTATCTTCGCCATAGATCATATCGTCCGTTTCTTCCAGGTCTTCAATCTCAGCGTTATTACCCGTAAGCTTATCCGTCTGTGCCTGTATCTGTGCAAGCTGTGCTTTCTGAATCTCACTGGCAGTGTCCCAGTTCTTATGCAGCAGCTCGTCGTATTCCTTGATCATCGACATCAGTGTCTTCATAGACCTGCTTAGAGCACTCATGTTGCCTGCCTGTTTGTCCCAAGCTTGCTGGATTTCATACCCTTCTCCCTTTTCGCCGGAGAACGTCGTTTCTTCTGTCTTATCGTCCTTGTCTTTCACATAAAGGATCTGCTGGGAGTGGATAATATTTGCGTACTGCAGCTGAATGTTATGCCACAGGATATCGAGAGGATTCTCCGGTATCTCTCCAATGATCTCATTGATTTCTTCAGGCAGCCACTTTGAAAAAAGCCCGTGCTTACGGGCATGTTGATTTCTGGGTGGTCCAGTGGCATTCTTATTGCCTGGCTGGCCTCCTCGTTTTTTCCGAACGTTCGCATCCTTTTTATCCGAACGCTCGCTATCCCATTTGTGTGTGGACTTCCAACGCCGAACAGTTCCTTCTGGCAGATCCAGCTGCTTCGCTATATCGATCAATTTCATACCGTCAAGATACATCTGCTTGGCTGGTTCAATACGCTCATCCGGTTTCTTCGGCATCTTATCACGCTCCTTTCTGGTAAAAGAAAAGCACCTCATTGGGTGCTTAAGTGTACTCATTTATTCAACTTTTTATGCCTTTTGACTGCAATGTTGATCAATAGTTCTGTTGATGCGCAAAATGTTGTAAACAATGTTACCCAACGAACTGCGTCTTCAAGAGTTAATTTATCAGCGATAACTGATATTATTATCCCTGCACATATAATCATATTTAAAAATGGCATTAACTCTAAAATAAACAAACATAAATAATAGTCTATAATGCTAGTAAGACTCCAATTCTTCATTTACCTTCACCTCCTATACATATTTTACATCATATGAATGCATAAAAATACAAAAGGTGGTTTTATGAATTTAAAACATCCTTTTGGGTGCTTTAGCTCAATTATTCTTAAAATATGTCTTTAAAATACCGTTTTTTTCAAATGATTCTTCATTAAAACTCCAATCTGTAAACTCTGATCTCTTACGATATAAAGCAGATGCCTTTTCAATCTCTTCTTTAACTTTTTTATCATCATAATTATTTACTTTTTTATAATGTTCTAAAGCTTCCATATACGCTTTGAATCCTAATCGCTTTTGAGTTGCACCTAAATGTATGACGTGATGGCAATCTGGACAAACAGCAATTACTCTTTTTAAACTTTGCACATGATTTTCGTCGTCATACGCCCATTGCTCATGCGCCTCTAATTTTTCACATTCTGCATTACAGATTTCGCATTTATGGTTCGCAGCTTCTCTTACGGATTTACTTATTTGATTCCATCTATTTGCTTTAAGTAATTTCCTTAAATTTTTATTCCAACAGGGTCTCGGAATAAGTTCAACCTCTAATTTCATAATTTCCCTCCTTTTTCTTTATCATACTACAAAAAAAGGTAAATTAAAAGCGCCCTTTTCAGACGCTTTACGCTGGTAAGTCCGCTTAGGATTCCTTACCGCTATTTCCCTTTGGTTATTCCGCCACCAGGGCAACCAATATATCTAACAGGCGTTCTCAACAATATGAGGTTCATTCCTGCTTTGATATCATTTTTATTGTGACATACCGCCGTTAAGCCAATCCTACCCACGCATATGTCACTGGTGATTATTTGTACGAACAATCGCCTTTAGGAAAGGATACTTAGCAATACACTGCGTACATTTGTATTGCGGGCCATTGTTTTGAACAAGAAGCATCCTCCTGTTCTTTCCATGCTATCATAATACCACGGAAAACCCTTTACTCAGTAAAGACTTTTATTTTTTCATTTGGCTTAGGACTGCTCTATTCATATCTGAATACATAGTGGGCTTACTTCGATTATGATTATACGCTATATCATCATGCTTTTTATTTCTATCAATATAGCATTCAGTTATCATATCCACTACTTCACCATCAGCAATATTATTCAGTACCTTGTTCACGATCACTGTGTCGTACAGCAATGCAGCTCTCTCCAATAAAAGCTCGTCCTTCTTTTCAACTAGATAGTGATCCCATACATGGCTTGGGTCACCGGCATTCTCGATGATGACATCCTTCATCACGACTGAGCTTACTCCATACATGTCATTCATTATCTCATCATACTTCAACCGATTCGCTTCTATCTTAGACAAGTTTCTGTGATAATTTCGGCACTTGTTGTAAAAGTCTTTGCAGATTTCTTTATCTTTCCGCTTCTCTTTCTTTGATTTCATCAATACACCTCTTCAAGATACTGCTGCAGTTCTTCTGTTGTGTAGAATAGTAATAAGAGATTAGCTTCATGTAGCACGTAAGCGTCGTATCCTGTCACCCTTATTTTGTCGATTTCTACTTTATACTTCTTTGCTAATGTCGTATATCTCATATATGCTCCTCCTATTCACTCATCTTCCATTCAACGGACACCAGTGGGGTGCCCGTGTTATGATCGGCTTATCCGGATGTCCGTAACATACGAAATCGTTATCTGTATTGTTTCTCGCACAGACGTGATCGCAATAGTACATCACCCGCCCGTTATGTTCACCGTGAGTATTGAAATATTTACAGTTAACACATTTTTTCATATTCATCAGTTTTTCTCCTTTATTCTTGCTTTTAATGCATCCATGAGTGCTTGTTGCGATGTATCTTTATCCCTCAATGACTGTAGGACGGTCTCATCCACAGTACCATTCGCAATCAGATGATAGACATACACCGCCTGTTTCTGTCCCTGGCGATGCAACCTTGCATTAGCCTGCTGATATAATTCCAGATTCCAATTCGGAAGAGTATACCAGACAATAATGCTACCACCTTCCTGAAGATTCAGACCATGTCCTACAGAAGCCGGATGGACTAACAGCATATCAATTTTTCCATCATTCCAATCAGCTACATCCTGTTGATTATTCAGCCCTTTTACATTTAAAGATGGAAAATAACTACTGATTCTTTTATAGTCAAACTTAAAGTAATAAAACACCATAATGGGTTTACCGTTTGCAGCTTCTACGAGTTCCTCCAGTGCCTCCAGCTTCATTGTATGGACACTTACCGGCACATGTCTATCATCATAAATCATGCCTGAGGAATACTGTAATAGCTTTCCCAGAACGACACCAGCGTTTGCGCCTACTACTGTATGATCGTCCTCCAGTTCGAGTATCTTCTCACGCTCAAACTCTCTATAACCATTTAAAACCTTATCCGGCAGTTTGATATCAATACGAATATCCGTTCTTGCAGGAAGAGTAAGCCAGTCATCAGCTTTCAAACTCATACAGATATCACCGATCGCATCGAAGATTCGTCGTTTTGCCCCTGGAAGCAAGAGCCATTCATAGACTATATGTCCATTGCTCTTACCTGCTTTGAAATACCTGTTCCTGAATTCAGTTAGCGTATAGCCCAGGCGCTCTCCACGATCCATCAGATAAAGCTCCGGCCATAGATCAGTAAAGCTTCTGGGCGCCGGAGTCCCAGTCAAGCCGACTAGTCTAGATACTTTCGGCATGACACGTTTCAAGGCTTTAAATCTTTTCGCCTTAGGATTTTTAAAGCTTGATAATTCGTCAATTACGACCATATCAAACGGCCATCTATTTCCCATATATTCAACAAGCCATTGCACATTTTCACGATTCACTGTGTAGACATCAGCATCTTGCAAAATAGCTTTCTTCCGTTGTGCAGCTGTACCTATTATTTTTGAAAGCTGTAGATGCTGGAGGTGATCCCACTTCTGTATCTCCGCCTCCCATGTCAGATCAGCAACGCGTATTGGTGCAATTACCAAAACCTTGGTTATGTCAAAATAATCATATATAAGCTCGTTTATCGCGCTTAACGTGATACTGGTCTTGCCTAAAGTCCCATATCAAGGAACAATCCGCATTTGGGATGCTCTATGATATGGTCTTCAGCAAATTTCTGATATCTATGTGGAACATATTTCATTTGCCATCACCTCTTTTCATTTCATCAATGAATATATCAACCCTTTTTTTACTATCCAGGCATATCACTTCAAAGCCTTGCCTGCCTAATTCTTTTCTTCTGTATTCCTGCAGCTTTCTCATTTTACTTCCGGGTCGTTTCACTTCGATGAAGTACAATTTACCATGATATATCACTATCCGATCCGGCACTCCGGAAATACCTGGACTTGTCAACTTCCATGCCAAGCCCCCGATTTTCGCGATTCTTTCTACCAAGTATTTTTCCACGTCATTTTCGATCATTCATATTCGATTTCCTTTCAAGGTTACAAAGTTACAAGGTAACATACATTCTCATATATGTGTATAATACGCGTGTTAGGGCGTACAGGACGTATGTGTATACGCCCTAAATGCTATTTTTTACCTTTACAGGATTTTGATGTTACCTTGTTACCTTTTGCGTTTCAGCCTTTAAATAAAGGCTTTTTGAAGGTTACATCAAATGTAACCTCATGTTACCTTGTTACCTTTTCATGTAACCGGATGTTACCTTTTTCCCCCTTGATGTTACCTTTTAGAATGGCAATTCAGGGTCATCAAATTTTCGTCTAAACCCCCTCTGTGTTTTATATGGAGCTTTGAATTTCATACATCCCTGATATTCCCATTCATCCAAACTGGAGAGCATCGCGTTAATTTCTTTCGTCTTGTATTTTTCTATGTCAGCCTTGTTCTTCCCGAATAACTCACACCATATCTCTGCAGCGCATACTTTGTTGCGTTTATGGCAACCAGGATGATCTGCCTCCTCATCATAACTTTCGATATATTGCTGACGCTCGTATAAGTTCAGCCTATCCCAATCTCCGGGCAATTCCATATCCAGATACCGCAGCACCATACCTAGCCTTGCATCTTCTTCCGCATGCTGCTCTTGTGCTGCTTTGGCTAATGCTTCCTCATCTTTACTTAGATAGAGCCTCTCACCTGCTTTATACAACTCTTTAGCCTCACCCCATAGCAGACTGACCATTTCAGGAGTAAGCTCGTCAAACAGATTCCTTTCACACTTGCCTGTAACATCCACTACCCAGAATCTTCTATTCCCTGTTTCGTCCTTCAGGAACTGCGTTTGATTCGTTGTTCCTATAAATATCGTCTGTCGTGGAAAAGCCTCTGAACGGCTTGCGTACGCCTGTCTATACCGGTCCTCACATTTAGACAGATAATTTTTTATTGCTTCTGTTTCAGCTTTCTTCATAGCGGATAATTCCCCTATCTCCATGATCCAGCATCCCTGAAGCTGCTCATAGCTTTCCTTACCAGAAACAGCTGTAAGGGAATCGCTATACCATTTACCACCAAGTCTGTTAAAAATCGTGCTCTTACCAATTCCCTGCGGTCCGCATAATGTCAGCATAGTATCGAACTTGATACCGGGTTGGTAGATTCTAGCTATTGCACCACACAGCGTCTTTCTGGTCACTGCGCGTACATATGGTGTATCAGCAGCTCCTAAATAATCAATCAGTAGGGTATCTATACGTGACACCCTATCCCATACACAGGTATCGAGATATTCCCTTACTGGATGGATCCTATTCTTTTCAATGACAGTTCCTAGACCATCCTTGATTTTCTTTTCACCAGTGAAGCCATACATCTTTTCTAAATATAGTCGTAGATTCGCATCATCACGATCACGCAGCGCCTCGTCAGAACGGGACATGCCGATCTTTCGCCAAGGAAGATTCCGTAAAGCTACATCCCGGTAATCAAATTCATTGTATGCGAATACATCTTTCAGGTTAGGATCGTTCTCCAGAATAGTGACAACATTGCTGATCGATGATACTACACCTGCTTTATTCTTTTCTAGCAAAGCATAGACAGCTTCCGTCGATTTTATGTCTATGCCGTTGAAATCGTCCTGTGCTTCCTCAAAGCGTTCCTTCCCCATCGTTCTGGCAGTTTCTTCATCTCCTCTCGCAAACTCTGTCATCGCGATATAGGAAGGTAACTTATTTACGGGAGTATCTGCCTTTGCTTCCTCGTCAAGCTCACGATATTTATGTATCCTTATCAAATCGAAGGCGTTATGACTGCCACCATCATTTGCCGGATCCGTTGCATGATTAGAATAAGCGAGCAGGTCATCATACAATACAAGTCCTGCAGCTGATGAACCATAAATATAGGTATATCTGTCATCCCTTCCCGTTGCTTCATAGACATCTGTCAGAAAGTGACTGATGGCATCTCCTATTGAATAAGTCCTACAGAATGCACCTATGATACCTGGCTTTTCTCGGGGATCACCAAGTCTTTTATTATTCTTCTTGATATGCTCCTGCTCTCGACTTGACTGCGGCCAGAAGCTGATATCTTTCCAGTCCGTATAGCTTTGAAGTATTTCGTCAGGATTCAAAAGGATGCCATCATCCTGTATCCTATATATATACTCGCCATTCTGAGAAGTACTTGGCCAATACATCAACCTTGATGCTTGATAAGTCGTATCATCAAATAATTCTATATTTAGCATTGCCGCTATTTTTCTTGCGATAGCTTCGTACTCATCCGCAGACACATCCCTAGTGAGTGGGATGATAAGACGTAATCTCGGCTTCTCAACTGTGCTGCTATGTGTGGAATATATCAAACATGTGAAGTCATATAACTCAATCAAGTCATCCCAGAAAGTGACAGTCGCATAATCCACATCTAAAGTTAGGATGCTTCTACATAAAACGTTTTCTGATTTTCTTCTCCCACCCTTCAGATGACCGCCAACGAACCCACCGATATCCTTAACTTTTTCTTTTTCTGACTTAGAAAATTTTTTGTATTCTTCTACAGTCTCGTGTGTGATAAAAGGTTTACACAGCTTGTTTTTCAATTCTTCCCATGTGATATCTATATTCTTCCAGCTCTTTTCATATCTGGACTTACCAACACTTATTTTTAAATTTCTCATAGGCAGCACCTCATCGTTCTAATCTTTCTTGTAGTATTCCGATATAAACGCCTCAGCGTTCAACTTCAGTCCATCAGCCCAAGATATGGACGTATCCATTATGTCTTTTATCAGCTTTAAATCAGCTTCTGCCGTAGCTTTTGGCACTTCGACTACCACCTCATCATGGATATGCATAACAATATTATATCCGGCATCTTGTAATCGCTGCATCGTCAGAGCAAGGCAATCACGTGCGATAGCCTGCACGATGTTTTCCACCAGTTTACCTCCATATGTATCTGTCTTTTCCCACTTACGGCTCATTTGATTCATTCCCATGTAGCTTATTTTTCCATTCTCTACACGTGCCTGCTGAAATATGAGTGAGCGCTTTGAAGGTAGGTGGATCATGAGATTTCCCTGATAGCCGATAAAGCCTACACCATACCTGCCTATCGTGGTATGACTTTGATTCTCGATTGCTTCACGACAACGATCTTCAACATCTTTCCATAATTTCACGATGTTTCTATTCGCCTTCCGCCACGCTGACACTATCTCATTCATATCCTTATCTGTGAGTCCCATCTTTTCACCGCCCATTTTAGCTAATGCTCCTTTAGCGCCCTGATATCCTAGCGCTAATTCGGCGACTTTTCCTTTTTTACGATAGTCAGAATCCTTCGTCACCTTTTCTATTGGGATATGGAACATCTGGACTGCAGAGGCTTCATAGATCTTCCCATGTGTCCGGAAGACCTCTTCTCTCCAGCTTTCCTTAGCCAGCCAAGCAATCACACGTGCCTCAATTGCAGAATAATCGCTTATTACGAAGGCATTGCCTTCCGAAGGGATAAATGCTGTCCTTATCAACTGTGAAAAAATATCGGATACACTATCATACAAGCATTCTAATGTTTCAAAATCTTCCTCTATCACCATGTCCCTTACTTCATTCAGTTCCTTTATACTGTTTCTGGGGAGATTTTGCACTTGTATCAATCTGCCAGCCCATCTTCCGGTCTTATTAGCGCCGTAATACTGTAAGACCCCCCTTACTCTGCCATCGCCACATACAACTCTATCCATAGCTTCGTATTTGCTTACAGACGTTTTCCCCATCTCCTGACGTATCTTCAATACCTCTTTAACATCAGGATCCTGTACTGTTTTTATCAGTTCGGTAACGTCATCCTTAGTCAGCGAAGTAATATCGAGACCTTTGCTCTTGATCCATGATTTAAGCTGTGCAAGACTGTTCGGATTATCCAATCCAGTGATTTGTTTAGCACGTATTTCCAATCGATTGATATAAAATCCATTCTCTGTAAGGACACTGTCTACTAATTCTGTATCGATACGTATACCTGTATCATTTATCTTCTGATCTACCGTATATATCCTCTTTTCAAAATCAGATATAGGGTATTGTTCACAGTATTTTGCTATTTCCATTTCTGTAGCGACATCCTGACGGTTGTACTCTACGAATACTTTCCAGCGTTCCATGTCATGATAAGGATAGTTTCTCGTTCGACCGCCATTCTTTTTCGTTGGTTTGCATGGACAAGAGAAGAACTTGATCAATTCCTTACCTGCTTTCATTTTCTGCTCTTTCAGTTTCAACACTTCAGCTACCTTCGCCAAGGAGCCAGGAAGTCCGCACATCGCCGCATGAGCCATCGTACAGCGCCATTGTGAAGGTTCTAATCTCACATCAAGATACTTAGATAAGCACACTCTCTCAAACTGAGCGTTATAGGCTTTTTTGATGACCGAAGTATCGCACAGATCACTGATGACCTTATCCGACAATTCATCCCCGCACGCCAGTTCGATGACCTCTATTGGTCCGTAGTCATAGGAATAAGCAAAGAGGAGGATATCAAAATCCTCACTCTCTGTATATCTATATACCCCACTATCATTCAGATCAACAGAGCTATATGTCTCAATATCGATGCTCATTGTTCTGGTCATTGCCGTATCCTCTTAATCCAGACCATCGTCCAGATCGATGTCACCGAAATCAGATTCAGCAGTATGTACATTGCCGAGCGGCTCCCCATCATCCATCTTCATCACGTTGTCGATGCTGCATCCTACGCCAATATTTCCATTAGCATTATATGGATAGAACGTTACCGACGCTAAAGCGTAGCATCCACTGTACACTTCATCCGGATCGTCGATCTTGTTCTTGTATTTATCCAGGATTCCCGGTTTACGCTTGTTGTTCGCATTCATGAAAAAGTGGTCAGCGTATACATCATCATCCCTTTCGATATCACCATCTCGTAACGGTGTTTTTAAGTTTTTCGGTCGCTTACCTCCCCATTTGCTTGAGATACCTGCTTGAATAGCTTTTTCGATAGCATCCTTTACCATCTTTATTGTCGCAGTATCATACTTAGGGATCAACAATGAGACTGAGTATTTTTTCTCCTGACCTTCTGTTGCAGAATAAGGTTCAAACAAATGAGCATAGCTCAATCTTACTGTTCCTGTAACAACTCGTGTATCTGATAATCTTCTTGCCATTATATTTCCTCCTGCGGGTCCGCCGCCTTATTTGACATCTTCAAAATCTCTTAGAGCATCTGGTATGATTGCCGGTCGTTTGTCACTCTCCTGTACCAGGGTAGGCTTGCCCTTTGGTTTTATGACAAGACCTGCTTTCTCCAGATAATCCTTAAATAACTTTTTCCCAAGCAGTTTTTCCATTTTCGTGATACCCAGCAGTTTTCTGGGTTCGTAAAGTAATGCTTCCTGGTATCCCTGCTGTTTCAACTCATCCAATACCTTATCCTCATCCGTATAAACACGCACAGATCTGCCTTCGACCAGCTTGAATCCTGGAATCGTATCTCCTTGTTCAGCTTGTTGAAGGGCGTGATTCATGACAGAATCGACCCAGCTTTTCACCTGCTCGACCTGCTGAAGGATCTGTGCAAATTCATCAAGTCCAAGTAGTTCAGGATCAGGAAATTCCTCTTTTGCCATCTGCAGATTCATTTCAGCTCTTGCTCTGCATACGGCTCCAGCCTTACAAAATCTACAGTGATCACCTGGATTGTACTCACCGTTTCCCTCAAAAGCTTCTTTGGCCTTGGGTTTCAAATCATGTTCTGCCCAGCTAAGCAAGTCGGATAAAGACTGTGTATCTGTGCTGATATGGTCTAATCTTGGCTGAACGATGGTCATCATGATAGTATCGATATCCTCATACAGATCCTGAAACATATCAAATGCCGCCATCCCATAGCAGCGTAGCTGCTCATTATTTTGCGCATCGACACGTACTCCCTTTCCGTATTTGAGGTCGATGACATGAAGGGTGTTTCCTGATACGATGATAGCATCGCCTGTACCGAATCCTTCCGGGATCATGGAGCGCATGTCCAGCCTTTGCTCAAGAAACAAGACCGCATCCTTTGATTCGTGTTGCGCCTTTAGAAATGTTTCAGCTACATATTCAACATAAGGTAGGACAGCTTCCTGCATCTCCTTATCCTTACTTATATCAGGCGCATCCCCTAGGAAGTTCCGTGCATACCAATCACGTAGCAGCTGCTCTGCAAGCTCGTGAGCCTTTGTTCCTTCCTTGGAATAAACTGTCTCCTTGTTAGGGAATCCCTCTTCCAGTCGAGCGGAAGGGGTGCAGTGCATCCATCTATGGGCGCCCGATGCGCTCAAAATGGCATGCGCTCTATTTGAATGCTCAGCCATTAGCACTCACCAGCAGCTTTTCAAATTCAGCTTTCAATTCAGCATAGCGTTCTTTGGGAACAGCGGAGAGCTTTTCATATCCCATGTTACTGATGACCTGTTTTGTAGCTACGCCTTTCGCTTTCAGTTTTGCTCCCATTGTACGAAGATCCTCCAATCTGATTTCTTCTGATGTCTGAGGTAATTCCATACTTGGCTGTTCTACTTTGTCATCTAAGGTTTTAGTCGGTTTCGCTGGTTCTGCATAAGCAGGCTTTGCCATATCTACCTGTGACATTTCTTCTACTGGTTTACTCTCAACAGCTTCCTGAGTTGCCTGCGTGATTACCTTCTTTAGCTCCTTACCGGAAACCGTTGTCGGCATCTTGTGGTTGGCGATAGCTTCAGCCAATTTACTTATAGAAGCTGCCAATTCCGGCGCTTCTACTATTACTTTAATCTCTGCATTCATTCTCTTATCCTCCTATTCATGCATCCATATGATTTGTGCACAGCTACAAAGCTCCTGGATGCCTTTATCTGATATTTTCTTCATCATGTCAGCTATATATTTCTCATACATTTCTCTGGTAGCTGGCTTATAATCCTTGCTCTTACGATGCTTTTCATTTATCGCCTTGATCTGTGCTGCAGTCAACATAATTTCATCTCAAAGAGGTTCTTACCGCATATGCCTCCAGTATTACTTGGCTCTCTTTGTATCGTGTTTACTGTATCCTGTACTTCCGCTGGTAGAGCACGCGTATCCCGTTTCCATTTCAGTTTATATTCACCATCGTAAACTGCGCATACTACGCCTGTGATACTTTTGATCCAGCCATGATTACAGCGTTTCTCTTCAGGAGCATCAATCGCCCAGTGGCTCACATATCGTCCCCAATACACTCCAAGATTGTTGGATGATGAATTATTTGAGTAGACGATGATATCCTTTAAGGGAGTTGAAGGACGTTTGCGTGTATCGCAAACTACGATGTCACCTTCCAGAATATCCAATCCAGCCATTCTGTTATCTTCAACTTCATAAACTTGGTGATAGGGATCCAATGTACGCTTAAATGCATTCCGTTTGCGTTCAAAGCGTTTTGTTTTTAAAAATTCAACAGCTTTAGTTTTTGGTGATATCGCAGTACAGTTATCGACATCATCGAAATCGATTCCCAAAATCTTACATAGGTCACAATAGGCAAAACAGTTCAATTCTCCGGGATACTTCAAATAATGCTTCATATCCTTTTTGGTCATTCCTAACCTCTTGGACAGTGTTTTAACTGAAATACCGATTTCCTTCATCCGGCTCTGAAACTGGTTCACTCCTCCACCTCCTCGAGAAAGGGATTCTCATGTCTGATCAGACACTTTGCATAATAGGCGATACAGTATACACATGCCGAAATGCACATGATATCTGATACGAGTTTCTCATTTATACTCATTTTTCATTTCCTCCTTGAATAATCAGGAGAAATCCTGCTATACTATAGATGTGTTTATAGTGCAGGGATTTCTCCTGCGGATGTTTAATGAGGTCGAAACATTAAGCATCCTTTTTCTTTTTGCCCTGATGGAAGTAGTCTTTTACGATTGCGACTGGCAGCACACCTCTTCGGGGTAACCGGTTCTCATCGATCTCATAGATTTCCTTCATTCGTCTCATATGACGATAGGCCTGTGCTTCGCTGATTTCATAAAGCTCTCTGATATCCTTATTGCTGTAAAAGAGTTTTTCCATGTGCTCACTCCTTATGTTCAGGCATTTATTTTCTTACCTTTAGTAAGCAGATCATCGTCTTTCATAATGAAGAAGCGTTTTTTTGTATCAAGATATAATTTTGCTATAAGTGAAGCACCATAACAATTTGTTGATACATTTTTTCTATCATTTTCTGTTGCCTCTTCATCTTCCTCGCTAGTAACAAAAAGGTATTCTATGAAAGCTTGAAAATCTTTCATTACTGCTTCTGTTTCTTCAAGAGTACGAGAATGATCAATGAAATTGCCATCTTTATCCACTGTATACATATGAATCCTCAAAATAAACTTTCTTGTTCAAACGCTAACTGATCGAAGTTATCAGAAAGATTTATGCCGAACTGTAAGGACACCTTCTTAAACTCAGCGGCGATTTCTTTTGGTGACTTTCCTAAGTCTTTCATCACTGTTCTTTGAATCCTCTGATAGCTGGCCAACGCTTCTAATGGGGTATCTCTGATATCCTGCATTTGAACTCCGGGCATCGCATAATAACCGTTTGCTCTTACGCTTGGAACTATCTCATCAAATATCCAACTAGCATACTTTTTAGCTTTATTTTGAATATCTTTATTTCTACTCTGATTGGAAGCTGAGATAATCAAACGATGTACATTTCCCTCTGAAATAAACTTTGCTTCCTGCTTTCTGCCTAATGAATCTGTGAGGGAACAAGTTGTTACCCCATCTTCTTCACAATGATCTGTAATAGCCTTTTTAGGATTTGAATATCCTAACGCCTTAGCAACATCACTTCCGCAAAAATAAGGCTTACCGTCAATAATCGTTGTTCGTACTTCTCCGAACTCGTCGTTTTTGAAAATCTGTAATTCTGTCATATATAAGCCTCCTTAATCGTATTGGTTAGGTTGTAACTCTTCATCAAGTGATTCTAAGTAATCTTTAACTAGACTTTTGATTTGTTTAATGTAATCAATCACTGAATCATAAGTCCATCCACATAATTTCAATAGCATTGGATCATTTTTTGCCATAGCATCCACTTCATCAAGATACATTTCGAAACATCCCATAACCTCTTTGTGCATTTTTTTATCAATCATATGTCCACCTCTACTTCTGTGTAATTGATAATGTTGCTTCAAACGACAATTGCTCTGAAGGCTGATTTTTCGGCAATTCTACAAAGTCAGGGATTGTTTCAATACCGAACTGATTCAGTGTCTTTTCAGTTTGCTGTGCTACTTTATAAGGTCGTGAACCTTGTTTTTCCATAACTCTAACAACTGGCTTGATAAGACTGGCCACTTCACCTGCTGATGTTGCTTTTGTAGAATACGACTTAATAAAATCAGTTTGCTTTCTAAAGAAAGACTTAGCTAATACCTCAGCACATTTGTCTTGATACAATTCAGGCATTTCTGCCAACCGTGGATTCTCTTTTTTGATTTTTGGCGTGATATTGATTTTAGCCAATGCTAGAGGAAGTTTCATAATGTCGATACAATAAGCTTCTTGTGTGCCACCTTCTGAGGGGTACGAAAATTTTTGTACCCCTTTGGATACCACTTCGTCTTCCTTCCATTTGTTTCTTTGATGCTCGATTTGCCTGTCGTCAAAACCAATACCTCTCAATACATTGTTGATTGCGGTAAACACTTTACCTGTAGCCGTTTCTTGAACTCCTATTAGTTCTGAATCATAGAAGTCCACTTTTTTAATTTCTAGTTCTGCCATTTCTAGGCCTCCTTTCTATTGTTCCATATTTTTGGCACATGCTACTTAAAAAAAATAATATCCTCGAATCGCCTTCCGCATAGCTCACATATCTTTGCAGCTTCAGGCGCCGTAAACTTAGATTTGCCTTTTTCTTTATTGATATAAGAATTTTGACAAATCCCCAGATAACTGGCCATTTTTGATTGCGAATAGCCAAGTAGTCTTCTTATTTGCTCCACTGTGAGCTTCTCCATAAGTCCTCCTTTCGCGTGTTCCATATTTTTGGCACATCGTTAATATACACCTAATATTCAATCATGTCAACCATAAATATGGCACAAATGATATTTATTTTATTGTTTTATCCCAGATATTTGGTATAATAGAATTGTGAAAGGGTATAATTCCAATAGGAAGGTGCAATCATGGCAAACTTAGATCAAGATTTTTATATTGAATTAGGATATATTTTAAAGGACGCACGGCTAAAAAAGAAATACAGTTACGATACTCTATCCGATAAAATCAATAACATCAAGACGAAAAGCACTCTCAAACGTTATGAAGCTGGCGAATCAAGAATAGAAATAGGTATTTTGGAAGCAATTTGTGACGCTCTTGATTTAGATGTTGACTCAACGTTAAAGACCGCCAGAAACAGGGCAGTGCACGGTCGCAGTGTACACAAAGAAAAAGAGTCCGCTCTTTCAGAATGGTTTATTATGGAACACATGTTAGCTGAAAATGGCTATACAATTGGCTTTGATGAAGAAGACGCTTTTATGTGGATCAATTATCCCGATGGTACTTTAGAAATAACTGAAGAAATGCTCAAAGCTTTATTCAGGGACATCAACGTTTATATTAAATTTAAAATGGAAGACTTGAAACAATCACATTTGGAAGACTTCAAAAAAAAATGAGCAAACGCTCATTTTTTAATGCCAAATATATTGCATGCCGATATTTAATTTCGAACAAATGCACGAAATTGAATAGCATTCTGTTTTCTCAATATGATCTTTTAAATAATCATACATATCTACCGATATCTCCATTATATCGGCCATCTGCTCTTTTGTTAAGTTATTACACTCCCTGATATCCTCTAAAGTTAATCGATGGTCTTTTACTACCTGACTATACCCTAAAAGCCATAGCACATCTATACCTAAAGTTTCCGCAATCATATTAGCGTAAGAATTTTTCGGTATAAAAGCCCCACTCAAATATTGAGAAATCGCTGATTTGGATATCCCTGTGGCTTTGGCCAGATCAATCGACTTCATATTTTTGTTTTCCAATGTAACAGCAAGACGCTCTCCTACTGTAGATACTTTTTTCATGATTTCAGCCTCTAAAATACTCTACAAACTTCTTCGCATTTTCCTTATCTCGAGCACGAAGTTTTTCGACATCATTCTTTAGACTTAAGTCAAGTGACTGCATTTCTATCCATTCTTTGACAGAAATACTACTTTTCACACTGTTTCCTTTAAGAACACACCCTAAACATTGCGCATAGGATTTAAGTATTTCTTGATGGTTTGTACAACTATTTTGTGTTATATAGATAATTGGGAATTCTCTCCCATATTTTTTTAGCGTATTTGCTAATTTTTTAAAGTATGACCTGGGATCCTTTGATTTTCCGATTTTTAAGCCTTCATCTTCTTCCATAACATATATAAATGCTAAATAAGAGGAAGCAGTTTTACCATACGCTTTGTCAAAATCATGTGGATCATTTGTTACCATCCACGTAAGCCCATCTTTTTCTAAAGTTTTCATTTAATCTCTCCTTAATTTAATTGCGTAGCTGCCTGCTGATTAGGCTCTACACCAGGAAACAGATCCAGGCGTTCCATTGTAGGAACGATACCTTGTTTCTTCAGGAAACGGTACAGGAAAGCTCTTCCCTTCTGTGTCCACTTCGTATCAATGACTGCGAATTCGTCATATTCTGATTTAACATTTGTGGTTTCTGATCCAGTGTATCCATGACCTTGATAATCAGCATATAAGAACCACTGCCGGCCTTGTTTATACTGAATCCCATACTCATGAAGCATTTTATTGAAAGACCTTGCACTCATGCCATAATCCTTTGCGATGACCGTAGTATTGATAAGGCCTTTACATTTTAAGATTTTGTCGTAATACGCACCTTTAGGCTCTAATTCAGCAATAAGCTGATTCTTTTCATCAATGATTGATTGAGCTGCTAAAAGACCTTGTGCCATGATTTGCTCAGGTGTCATAGTTTCCTGCCCTGCAAGATAACCACCGTGTACACGAACAGAATGCAGGATCGCTTTAAACTGTTTCTTTACAGTCTTAGCTATGGGTTTCCTACTTTGCATAATGACCTCATAAACGCCATTCTCTCTTAAACACCACGAATTTTGGTTGCCGCCGGGGGTCGGAATAATCTTCCGAACCTTTTCGTCTTCATCCACCATATTTACAAGCTTATTTAGTGAACTGATATCATAGCCAATCCATTCAGCAACATCCCTTGCCAGAAACAACGGCTCCTCATATGTACCATAGATTTTAAATTTCTTTCCCAGCAATTCCTGCTCTGATAATACTTGTAATTCAGTGTTCATTTTATAATCCTCCCTTAACAGTGGAGAGGTAGCTAAAACGATTCGCTATATAGTCCTTTGCAATATCAGCTTCATAAGGAATATATAAAGACAATCTTTCAAGATACTCATTCAGATCCGCTTCATCATTCCAGTTTATTGTTCGTTCTGAATGATCTGTTACATTTCCTTCCGCATCGAGTAAATCAACTTTAAATTCAGCACTTGATCCATCTTCGGACCACGATTCCTCAACTTTGATAAAAGGGGAATGGAAAATTTTGTGTTCACTTACACAAAGCTGGCATTCTTCAAGTGCTGCCTTTATTATATCCTTGTGGAAATGTTCGTGATTTTCTTCTAATAGATTCGCAATCGCTATGTTTATAAGCTTGTCAAAATCGATATTCAATTTCAAAGATAATTGCTTTAAATCCTGTTTTGCCCATTTGTGTAATGATACTGTAGTTCTTTCTGTTACGTTTCTTGTTAATTTCATAATGTTCTCCTTTGGTGGTCTTTGCCACATTCTAATTAAATTTGTGGGAACCACAAAGGAATATACTTGCATATAGTTCCGAATCGGAAGTAAAATGCTTGCATAAACCACCTAATCGGTGGTAAAATACAGATGCACAGCCTTTATGGTTGTTGTCGTGTTTGCACTTGCTGATTCTTGGTCGGATTAGGAGCAAGTGCTTTTCTTTTTGATTAGTAATAAATCACCAATATCACAATCAAAGTAATCACACAAAGTCTCTAGTGTATCATTTGTAATACTCTTGCATCTCTTGTGATATATGTTGGTAAGCGTTGTTCTTGATATTCCTGTATTCTTACATACAGTGGTAATATTTTCCAAACGCTCTGCCATCCTTATTGCCAGTGTATTATCAATCATTCTATCACCCCTTTCTTGCACAAACTGTTCAGATATTTGAACATTATGTATTGAATGATACATTGATATTATAGCACTATTTTTTATCATGTCAACAAATTAAAATAGAAAAAGTTGCCATATTGTCCAAGATGTTGTACAATACGATTAGAAAGGTGGTAGTTTTAAGATGATTGCATGTAATTTATCAGTACTCTTAGCTGAAAGAAAACTAAAGATAGCGCAAGTGTCAAAAGCCACAGGTATATCACGCACTACTCTAACTTCGCTTGCTTTGAATAATGCAAAAGGAATTCAATTCGATACGTTAAATTCCCTATGTACATATTTAGAAATAACTCCTGACCAATTGATAAAGCATACTCCTTTTGAAATCCTAGTGGAAAAAATTGAAGATGACCCTGACCTTTCAGAGGATAATGCAAGACGCTCTGATGCTCTTATTTATTTCAGAGTGATATCGAAATATGATGATCGTTTAATTAAATTAAGTTTCGGAATATATAAAGAAAATTTTATTGAAAATACCTACATGTATTATATAAAGTTTCATCCCTTATATAATAAATCGGTTGATGAAAAACGACAATCAATATATGACATATTTTATCTAAATAATTTGTTAGATGATTCAAAAAACCCTTATCAATTTAAAGAGAATTTCATGTCCAAATGCTATAAAGCTATTGAAAAAAAATTTAACCTCTGTGATGAGTCCCCTATAATGAGAATTGGTTGGGATCTAGGTCCTTGGAAAATTGTTGACGGAAAAATCATTGGATTTCCAGAGTGATATCTAAAAAAATAGGACAGCCCTACAAAGAGCTGTCCTATTTTTTGAATACATTATTGATAATTTGAATCATTGCGTCTTCTGTTTCATTAAACAGGTGAGAATAGGTCTTCAGCACCTCTTCTACTGTGTTTCCGAGGCGATCAGCAATGGCCTTGATATTTGCCCCGTGGTTAATCAAAAGTGTGGCATGGGAGTGCCTAAGGTCATGAATACGAATCTGCGGCAGCCCTGCAGCATCAGCCACTCTGTGAAATCTTTTATTAAGCAGCTTCGGAATAATCGGCTGATCCATTCCGAACAGGAAGCCATCCGCAGGCGCTCCAGGGCATGAATCATACCATTCAAGATATCTCTTCATAATCTGAAGCTCCTCATCCGGCATTTTTATAACCCTGTAGGAGTTTTTTGTTTTAGGAGGTGTTACTACATACCTCTGTCCACTTACGTACTGAGAAACAGTCTTATTGACGCGTATCGTTCCCTTTACGATATCCACATCGTCTTTTCTATTCAGGGCAAGCACTTCACCACGACGCATCCCCATATAATACAGAGTGCAGCAGATCGTATAATACATGATGTCGTCCTTAGGAAATGCCTGTACAAAGCGTTTCCACTCGTCAGGAGTGTAGAACTGCATTTCTTCTTTCAACTCGTCAGGGCGCTTAAAATTGGGGATAGAAGAAACAGGGTTACGCTCAATAAGATTCTGTTTAACAGCAAAGCTGAAAAGCTTATTCAGATACGTTCTCATCTTGTTAACATACGACAGTTTGTATTCTGGAGTGTTGTAGCTTTCGATGAAATCTTTTATCGTTTTGCTTCTGATCAGGTTGATTCTCTTATCATATAGCTCATTCATCTGGTCAAACATGTATTTATCAGTGGCAAGCGTGCTTGATTTCGTACTTCCTTGCTTTTCCCGTAAATACATTTCAGTAAGCTCTTTGAATGTGATATTGGAAGCCCGCATCTGTTCCAGATCCTCATTGTACTTAGCTAGGAAGCTATCCTCAAATTTCATAGCTTCTTTTTTTAGCTTGCAGCCTCTTGCCACACGATGATAGTCTTTGAAGCTCCCATCCTCCAATTTCACTTTACCACGTATATACCACTTACCGTTTCTCTTTTCAACAGCCAT